GGCAGAGGTCCGCGAGAAGCCAGAGCGTTGAACGCCTCATCTGCGCGCCTTTCCCATGCCTCTGACCCAACCTGCCAGTACGCTCCACTGCTCCCAAAACAGATCTTCGCAAACCCAAGATCGCTTAGGCGCAGCAAATGATCAATCGGCTCCCCCATGTGCCACACAACAGCAGACAGATCCTTTGAGTGCGGCCAAGCAGCTATCAGAGAGAGGTTTTGATCAACATCCCCGTCAATCACGTCTGGAACGACTGCCCAATGCGGGTGACCCAAGCGAGTTTCTAGCCAGCCATGCAACTTGTTCCAATCAGGTTTCTTTCCTTGCGTGTAGAGCGAAAAGGCCCCGTTGTCCCACATCACCGATTGCCCATGCGCCAAGCACCAGTCGTCGTCCCTTGGATCCGCAAAACTGACGCAGAAACATTTTCCGGCCAGCTTAAGCAGTTCAGATCGCGGCGTCAGCGGCGTGCCATGATAGTGCAACATCATCACGGCCTCATCGGCGGGATCGGCACCGGATCACGCACCACCCGCAGCCCCGGTGGCCTCGGCGGCGGGATCGGCACAGGCTCATACAGCCGGTGCGTCTCGCACACCGTCACCGCACCGGGCTCCTCATGCGCAATCAGCGCCTGCACATCACGGCAGTGGTCCATCTCGGCATACACGCCAACATAACCCTGCCACCCAGTGGATAGGCCAACCGTCAGGATTGTCACACTCAGAACGGGCATTCTTCACCCCTCCTGTACCACGGCTCCCTCGCCTGCTCCTCACGCTTCGGAGGCTTAGGCTGCGGCGGCGGTGTCCTAACACCTTGCTGCTTCAGTTCTTCTTCCAGCCACTTGGGCAGCGGCTCCTCATGCGTCGCCATGGCTCATCGGCTCCCTAACCATCCGCTCAACTACCTGCGCCAGCAACTTGATCTCGCCAGCACGCTGCACGTTCCAGTAATTCCCCGCCGTCTTGTCGTTCATGATCAACTCAGCAACACGCTCAATCCGATGCAACGCAGACAACAGGTCCTCGATCCTCGGTTCAGCCCACTTTGCCATCACGGCCCCTCATACTTTTCAACCAACAGCCACGGCATCTTGTCGCGGCGAACATGGACCAGATTTGCCTCTATCTGGTCGTACCTCGACCGACGCAGCCGCCGAACAACGCCCGCAGCGCGCTTCGTCGAACCAATCCCCCACACCAGACGCGTCGTAGACTGGCCCGTGTCTGAGTTGACGCCGACGATCTCGTAGAACACCTCAACATTCTCCTTCATCAGTTCATCCTCCTCATGCGCTGGTTATCCTCCAGCAACTTCTCGTACTTCCCACTCTCAACCGCCGCAGCCAGCGTCAAAATCAACGCCTTCAACTCCTCAACCGTCAACTCATACACAGTCGCCATCACCAAGGTCATCGCAACCATGTCCCCAATCGACGCGTCGTCCGGCATCGCATCCAAGAACTTGTCCTGCTGTTCCTTACTTAGCATCGAGCTTCTCCAACTCCGCCTTGTACATCTTCAAGTCCAGCAGCAACTCCGCTTTCTCCACCGACAGCCGCGCCACTACCTGCTCCAATCGCGCAATCTCACTGCGCTGCTTGGTAACCTTCGTCCGCAACCACGAAAGCTCACTCGTCGTCTGCGTCATCATCCACCTCCACCTCACCACGCCCACGGCAGTCGTCGCACACATCCCACTCCGCCGTCAGGTACCCATACGGGTTCGAAAACCCCATCGGGACCGCAACCTCATACTCCACCTCACCTCGGCCCTCGCAACTCGGACATTGGATCCACTTGGTCAGCATTCCATCACACTCCTGATGAAGGTCCCGGCGACCTGCGGGACGATGGCATTGCCGTAACCGCGCAGTCGTCCCACGCGGGCGGCAGCACTATTCGCGAGCGGCCCTGCCGTATAGCTTGCCAAAAAATTCATAAGTTCTTGGTGTTGTGCGCTATCTTGTGACAACTTGGACAAAGCGTCTCCAAGTTCTCGGATAAGTTGTTCTGAACATTCTGATCTTTGTGGTGAACATGAAGCCGACGGTGTGCTTCGCCGCAGCGTTCGCAAAAAGACTTCGCCATTTTGTGCGCTGCTCGTCTTTTTGCCGTCTTCGACGATCCCCAATTCCCGCGAGTATTCGCACAGGATAGCGAGCAAAAACGTCGCTTGCGGAAAACCGATGCGTCCTCCAACCGAGAGCCAAAACGCTTCCGGGCCATTTGATTCCCGCAGCACTCGCAAGGCTTTACGCCCAAGTCCAACGCGCCCCTCGACACTTAGCACCTCTTCTTTTTCGTCAGCACGCGCTCTGCGGACTGATCCCAAACACAAGGATAACCCATTAGCCATGCGCTGTGAAGCGGGTTCAACTGGCCGCCACTTTCCATCCCGGCAGAAGAGCCAGTCAGCAGCTGCCCACTGGCCGTCAGTCGGGCGGGGCCATGCGGCGGCAGGTGCGGCTTGTCCCCCAGCGCGTTGACCACGATTGTCGTCATGCTCTCCTGCGATCCCTTCTTGCCGTTGTTGCGGTTCTGATAGCCCCTGCGTGCTTCCTCTGCTTCCGGCGTCGGCCAGCCCGCCATCAGCACGAAGTCGTTCAGATTGTTCGACCGATCCGGGTTCTCGACCCGATCCTCGCCGCCCGATCTGAAGTCCCGCATCTGCGGCGTCGGCCAGCCGCTCTCCGACGAACCAGAGCCGCTGTCTGATATGCGGCGCGCCGATGCCCGCAGCGCAGATATCCGCAGCCCCGACGGCGTAGCCCGTGGCTTCCATGTCAGCGTGTACAAGGTCGAGCCAGCCGAGGCCGTCCTTGCTCGCAACTTGCTCTCCAAAGACGATTGCAGGCTGGCACTGGCTGATGAGGTGGTGCCAATGCGGCCACAAGTGCCGCTCGTCAGCAACCCCCGCTCTTCTGCCTGCCGCGCTGAAAGGCTGGCACGGACAGGATCCGGTCCAAACAGGGCGGTCGTCGGGCCATCCTGCGAGCCGGAGGGCGAGGCTCCAGCCGCCGATCCCCGCGAAGAAGTGGCATTGAGTGTATCCACCCAGTCGAGCTGGGTCCACGTCTCTGATGTCCGTCTCATCTACGTCTCCATCCGCGATCAAGCCGCGCTTGATGAGTTCTCGCAGCCACGCAGCCGCCTTCGGGTCGATCTCGTTGTAGTAGGCTCTCATGCAACCAGCCCCAACTGCGCCGCCTTGCGACCGCGGAGGTACCAGCCATAGCCAATCGGCTCGAACTCGCCATGCCGCATGTAGCTGGGGACGCTGTTGCAGTGGCCCTCGCGCTGGTCTCGGACGCCATCACGATACGCGCACTCGGCGTAGAAATCAGGGAAGGTCATCGTGTCGATCTTGGTCATCTCGTCTCTCCTCGGCTAAGTAGTTGTGGATTACTTGTAGAGTTTTGTGGGGAGGGCGTCAAGGGGGTCGTGGACCTAGGGCTCGAGGCAGGGGACCGAGGGGCGTGGACCTTGGATCAAGGCGCTAGGAACAGGGACCTCGGACCTTGGGCCTGGGGCTGAGGTCGCGAGTTTCCCTATATAGACCTCTACAGCCAGAAACGGACACACGCATTTTCTAAATTCGAAAATGCCGTATTCAGCGTATTATGCGTACTCACGACGTGTAAGGTGCCGTAAACACACAAACAAAATTATTACAGTGTGAGTACGTGAGTACGTTACATGAGTTCATAGTCAAGCCATGTCGGTGTTTTTGGGTTCCGGAAAATCGGAAAGCCTTGGGAAAAAGGTCTATATAGGGGAACTTGGCGGGGGCTCTTCCCTGTTGTATGTTGCTTGTGGTTCGGGGCATCGGGCCCTGCTGTTGTGATGGAGGAACGTCTCGTGAGAGACCTTGTGCGACGCAAGAAGGCCACGTCGTCTGCTGTTGAGAAGAAGATCGAGGAAGAGCATGGCCGCGTGCTGACGGAGCGGCAGAAGAGGTTCGCAGAACTCTACGTCGAAGGCGCGAGGACCAACGCTGCTTGTGCCCGCCTCGCTGGCTACTCGGAGCAGATCGCTCACGTCTACGCATCGAAGCTCATCAACGGGAAAGACTTTCCCCATGTCGTTGAGTATATCAACGAACTTCGCGAGGAGCGCGAGCGCAAGTATGGCGTGACCCTCATGGGGCAGCTACAGCGGCTGCACGAACTGTCCCGTGGTGCCGA